TCTAAATCTGTGCCTACAACAGTAAAAGATATGCTTCTATCGTCACCACCAGAAGTAATTGAAACTGTTCTTGCTGATCCAAGAGTTACTGCACCACCACTGGCTAAAGCTCCACCTAAAGTTAATGCTGCATTATTAGCAACTTGAGCTGATGCAGAAAACCCATTAGGATCTGCTAAAACCTCGTCACTTATAAATGTGACATTTACATCTGAATTAGATCCTGCCATATTATTCTCCTTATAAAAGGCAGGGGCTATTAAGCCCCCACGCTAATTAAAATTTAGATAATGCCATAAAGATTTATCAATGAATAATCAGTAGTTACGTTAACAATCATAACTGTACCAATAACTTGTATAACATCTCCTGCAGCTGGACCAACAGCGCCTACGGCTCCTAATGGAACAGCATGATTACCTACAACCAATGTTCCTGAAGTTAACACTGTAGCTGGACCTGAAACAGCAAACCAACCAAAATGACTTGCAGCTATATCAACTACTGTTACACCCATTGTTGCACCTGTTGTTGTAGCGGCCTGTCCAATCAAAGCACTAAGAGGGTCAGCAATAAGAGTGATCCGTGTGTTTGAAGAAGCTACAATAGCTGTTGCTAAATCATCATAAGTAGTAATGATAATAGACGGGTCTGCTGAGTGATCATGTGCTGGGTTAGAACGAATTCTAAGCATCTGACCTTCACCTGCACCATCGTTAACATACAAGTAACCACCTGCATATTGATTAAGGGTAATATCAGTACCTGCTGTTTCAACTGAAATTGCAGTTTCACCAGCAGCTACGTTAGCAGTAGGAGCTAGATCAAAGTGATGAGCTATTGATGCGGCATGAGTTACACACTTACCAGCTGTAACAGCGACTGCAGCTAATTTAGCATATCTGTAAACTGTGTTTCCATAAAGTAATCTACTTCCTAAAGGAAATAATTGAGCTGCCCCTGAAGTAAAAGGGTCTGCTGTAGCAACAAGAGATCCACCTTTACCAACAATAAAGTCAGACGCTGCAAATCCTGCGGCTTCAGTATACTTTAAGTGTCCACCATCTTTAACTAGAAGTTGATCATCTATAGTTACATCACCAGATGTAGTTAAGTTACCACTTGAGTCAACAGCAAAGTTTTCAGTAAATGTTCCTAAAGTTGCGCTTTTTGTTACTTGTTTAAAGCCGCCTTCGGACCGGACTGGTCCGTTAAAAGTTGTATTAGCCATGTATGTCTCCTATCTTGGCAAATGTCAGTTATATTATATAACTGTTAGGGATAATTTCATTATACATAAAAAAAGGGCAACCTACAAGTTGCCCTTTTAATTATTTTTTATTTACGCACCCGGAGATCCGTACATTCCTAATGGATCAGAAACACCAAATGAATATCTCTCACGGGCTTTGTATCTTACATTACCTGTGTTGAAATCGCCATCCATTGCTGTTGACATAGGAGTTCTTACAAACATCTTCATACCGTTAGGAACATCTGTAGTCAAAAAGAAAGCATTTGTATCTGTTAAATAATGATTAACAGTAAAGCCTTCTGGGATTGACCCATTGTTTCTAAGTGCATTTAAATCGTTGTCTGCAGTTCCTGTTCTAAGATCAGATTGCAGAATACGAGTTGCAATAAATTGCAATGCAGGTGGAATGATTAACTTACGAGGTCTAGCTGCAATTAGCAGTCCACGCTCATCAACGAAAGCAGCGATATCAATCACAGCTTGCTCTAATGATGTTTCATTCAAATCAGCACCAGTTGAAGGTCTGTTTGAGTTACTTCCACCTTGTACAGTTGGGTGATCTGTATCGAACAAGAATTCCCCATCTCCACTTGTGAAAGCATCAAAACCAGTATTCAACAAAGAAGCTGCCTTTGTCTGCTTAGTATAAGCCATAGCTCTTGCTAATGCTTTTGTATATCTTGCTGAAAGCGAGTCATACAAATTATCTTCCATTGCTTCTTCAGTAATAGAAAATCCCATTGCAATAGTTTCATGGTTATATCGAGCAGTAAAAGACTCTTGAGCTGTATCGTAAGATATAGCCGCTCCCTCTTGCTTGATTGGTGCTGCACCAAATCCTGACAATTTCACTTCTTCTTCAAAGCTACGCTCTGAATTTTCAACGTCATAGATTTCTGCATGTTCGTTTTCGTATTTTTGGTACTCTAAACCAAATAAGGCGTTTAAACCCGGTAACAACTCTTTAAGGAGTTGAGCTCTTGAAATAGCCATTTAATAATCTCCCTATTAAGCTGCTGATGGGGCAGCGCCAGAAGCGGCACCGATACCAAGTTGATGTCCAGCATTCCATTTACATAACATAATTGGGAAAGCTGTACCATATTCATCACCGTCATAACCGCCTCTCCAATCAACAATTCTGATTGGTAAAGTAGCTGTTGTAGCGGCAGTACTAATATCAAGTGAAACTCTGGAAATTCCTAAAGTTGCATTTGATGTGCCTTGAAGCAAAGCTGCGTTAGCGGCTAAGTCATCGTCATTTACAGAACCGTCTGCTTGTATTTCAAACAAAATATTAGGGTCATCCATAACATAGACCATACCGTTAGTATGAGCTGCGCCTGACCAGACCTGTGTAAATTGTGTTTGACCTGTGCTTAGATCTGTATAACGACACCCCATGAAAATTCCAATGGGTGTTGCTGTGGCTGTACCAGTATCTTTTTGGATAGTGGTTGTTGATCCAGCGTCTGTTAATTTAACAGCGTCACCGAAACATATCCTTGTTGATTCAGAACTCAGAATTGGATACTGACGGAACGCACCATTGTACGATCCAGAAAGATTTCCTACTGGTCTTAAACCGAAAGGGGCTGCTATTGTTGACATAATAATGTCTCCCTTATGATTAAAAGTTTAAATTTTAAATACTAACTTTTGCGTGTGCTTTTCTCTGGTTTGAGTACTGGCATACGTGGATCGGATTCTCTAAGAAAGTTATTATCAACTGCGGACATCTGACTGTCAGTCACGCCTCTGAAATGTTCTCTACGAGCATCCATGTTTTCCTTTGAGTTCTTGCAAAGTAGCAATCCCCCAACCTCTACATTACCCTTGAATCTGGAGTCTATATCGGGCATTATTTTAAGTTCAGGATGATCCTCAAACTTAACCGGCTCCCAACCTTCACGAAATTTTGACGATACATTTGTCATATCAGCTTGACCTAAAGATGATGTGCGAATCCAACGGAATTCAAATCCTTCCTGTGGAGTCGGGTCAGGCAAAGCACTAGCTTGTTTCCAAGTTACTTTACGTTCTGATGTGTCTCTTGTATCTTCTGTGCGTGAATCTCTGTTAGCCATTATATTGACTCCTTCAATAGTTGCGCTGCATATTGTTCAGGTGTAACTCCCAGACGTTTAGCGAGTCCTATCTGGGTGGAGGTTAGCTGCACTTTGCGTGGTTTTTTTGCACTTCGATTAACGGGGGCAACCACGTTACCAGCTGGGCGTTGAGGTGCGTCTACCTCTATTGTCTCAACACCGTGCTTGTCTTTAAAATGATCAGGAAAGAATTTTTCCATAGAATCATTAATTCTTTTATAATATTCATCTGTATCTAGCTTTGGGTTTATTCCTGCAGTAACTAACTTTTGATGAACACCCATAGCAAAACCTGTCATATCTTCGTAGCCATCTTTTTGGAACCAATCGCTATTTTCTTCTAGCCAATTTTTATCCTTACCCGTAGGCTCTGCAACTTTAGCTTTAGCAGGAGCTGCTGAAGCAACAGGTGTTTCCAGTTCAGCCATGTACTCTTTGTTTCTTACTGGAGGCTTATAATTTTCTACTCTATATTTTTCATTCTGTATGTTAGATAACTTTTCTTGTGCTTCAACTAATTTATCTGGATCACCAGCTTCATAAGCTTCTTTGTATTCTTGCTTGGCTCTTGATAATTGCGCTTCAACTCTACCTTTTGCCTGCTCAACTAATACTCCTTCACCTTCGTCTAGTGTTTTTCTTAGCTTTTGATTTTCAGACATTAGCTTTGCAGTTGCACTAATAGCTTCTTCTCTTAATCTTGTGGCCTCTTCTTTTTGCCTGCGCTCTTCATGATATTCATACTTGAGCTGCTTAATTCTTTTTTGTACGTCTGTTCCATATTTTGCTACCTCATCGTCATCAGGTATCTTGGACTCTACGTTTTCATCTCTTTTAGGTTTTCTGTCTGCTTCAGGTGTGTCATCAATAATCTCTATCTCTACAGGATCATCTGACATATTAATTTCTTGTTCGATTTTTTCTGCTGAATTTTCCATTATGCCCTCGTATATCCTCTAGGATCATCAACCACAGCTTCCACTGTATCGTCATTGATTAACCTAAATTCTTCACCTTTAAATTTAAACCTAGTTCCAGAATATGATCTGAATATTACAAAATCGCCTTCTTTGCAATAAGAGCCATCAGGAAACTTATCCTTATCTTTATAACAAGAAGGTCCCATGCCTATTACTAAACCGATAATAGATGCAACTTCTTCCATCCCTTTTAATTTATCTGGTATAATAACACCGCCATCAGTCTTTTCATCTAATTTTGGAATTGCAATTAATAGCTTATAACCTTTAGGTTCAGGTAGCTTACGAGTGATTTCTTCATCTAACTCTAGTTTTTTTGCAGAGAGCATCTCTGTTCCTTTTTGCAGTGATTTAGGTTCACAGTGACCTTGCGAGCTTTATGCCCGAATATTCTTATTTTAAATATACACAACTATTGACAAGTTGGGAAGGGCTAATCTTCAATATATTTTTTTTCATCTTCTTGCAACAGTTCTCTAGCTGACACAAGTCCCTCGATTTTTCCAACAAGCCTTTGGTATTCCTCGAAATTAGTAGCTCTGCCGGATGCCAAATGGTAAGAGACAACATCTATTTCCTCATTTATTTTTTTTATTAAGTGCGTGTAAATGGTATCATTTCTACTCACCTGTTAAATCTTTCGCTATTTCTACAGCCAGTCTCGTACCTTCTGAGACAGCTTCATTTTGAATCTTTTGAAGTTGAAGATCAGCGTCTGAATTATTTTTTGTAAGGGCAACACCAAGTCTCGCACCTTCTCTTTTGTTTTCAGACTCCAATCTTTCGGTTTGATTTTTATCATTGATCATTGCTTTCTGAGCATCAAGCTCTAATCTTGCCATATCCATTTGTTTTTTATGCTCAAGCTCTTGTTCTTTTATGGCAAGTTCTCTTTGTTGTATTTGAGTTAATGGATCTTGTTGCTGTCTCTGCGCTTCCGCTTGTTGGGCTTCGGCTATGTTTGATTTTAATAATTTTTCTGCTGCTTCTGCTGCAAGTCTTGATAACTCCTCTTCAGCGTCTTCAGGCAATGGATTTTCTTCATTAGGCATAGCAACACCAAGATTTTTTTCTATCTCTTTTCTATATTGGAATGCAACGTGTTCTGTTATGTGAGCTGACAAAGCGGCTTGTATTACCCCTGCAAAAGGTGATTGGCCAACAATTTCTTTTAATTTTGGATCGTTTGCTGCAGCCATATGAACTCTAATATGAGATTCATGATCTTGATATTTAAATGCTTTTACTGGCTCTTGTTTTAATATTGCCATATTTTCTGTTACAGGATCAGACGGCTTAATATCTTCTGGTAATTTTATTATTGAACTTGGATCTTGTATACCAAGAACTTCTAACATCTGTCTGTGAAGTTTTCCCATGTCATATAATTGTGGAGCTTGTTGAGCTAGTTGAAGAGCAGCTTGATACTGCATTACTCTTTGTGACATAGTTGCTGCATTAGGATCAGAAACAGGAATTACATCTATCCTATCATCAAAATCTTTTGATCTGGAAAAATCTCCCTCTGTGTCATATACATACTTATCATCCATGTACTCTTTAATTATTTTAGCAAGAAGTCTTAATTCTTTCTTTAATGCAGCATGAAGTCTAGCCTGAACTCCAGACATAACTTTCATGGATCTTTCCATTAATGCTAAAGTTGTTCCGACTGGTGCTTGGGCGTTAATGTCCCCAACCTGTATGTCGGCTACCGATCCTATTCTTCTTCCTTCGTCAACAATGTTTCCGAGT